TGACCAATGGTTCAAAGGATACGATAAAGAAATTATTAAATGAATTAAGAGAAGTAGCAGTAAAAACTAACATAGAATATGCAGAGAAATTAGGAATTCCACGTAGTGCATCTATTACGTGTGTGAAACCCTCTGGTACTGTTTCACAGCTAGTTGATTCCGCTTCTGGTATTCATGCCCGCCATAATCCTTATTATATTAGAACTGTAAGAGCTGATAATAAAGATCCATTATGTAAAATGATGAAGGCTAAAGGGTTTCCAAATGAACCTGATGTTACAAAGCCTGAACATACAACTGTCTTTTCATTTCCGGCAAAGAGCCCTAAAGGAGCAATTTGTAGGAAAGATATGACTGCATGGAAGCAGTTATCACTATGGCACACTTATGCAAAAGAGTGGTGTGAACATAAACCTAGTGTAACTGTTTCTGTCAAGGAAGATGAATGGGTAAACACTTCCGCTTGGGTATATGATAATTTTGATGACATTAGTGGTATTAGTTTTTTACCATTTAGTGATCACACATATAAACAAGCACCATATCAAGATTGTACTGAAAAAGAATATAAAGAATTATTAAATAAAATGCCAAAGAAAGTTGATTGGTCATCTTTGGCAGATTATGAAACACAAGATTATACTAGTGCCAGTCAAGAATTTGCGTGTACTTCAGAGAAAGGGTGTGAAATCGTTGATATTTCTCCACAAGTTACACCTTGAGAATAAATATATCACTAATCAAATATTCTATTGGAGAAATAATGCCATTAAGTTTTAAAGATAAAGCGAGGGGATGGATAGATGATGCACGATATGAAATAAAGAAGTTCTTTAAACGCAAAGTAAAAAAAGAAGAAAAAGATGAAAGTCTCTACGAAACTAGGTGGGTATGGTATCATTCCGCTCTTGTCGTAGAATTGTTTATAATAATCATTTTATTGTGGTATATTGCATATGAAGGCTGAGACAAGACATTTTTTTAAGAAAGTAATCTTAGCGGGTCTTATTTTTGGGCTTATAGTGTTAGGTATGGTATTTTTTATCAATGGGGTAAAAGCAGAAGAAGCAGGCGCGGATGAACTGAATAAAGCAAGGAATCAGTTAAAAACTGGAGAAGAGCTTGTAGAAAGACATTTTATTAAAGTTCCTGATGATGAGTGGCCCAGTCAAGTTATTTTTGATACTATACATGTGTGTTATAATGGAACTATAAAATGGATCACGACCGGAAATCCTAATCTTTTGAATCAGGCACCACCATACCCTGTTGCAAGAGCAATGACAATTCATTGTTTTTGTGTATTGGATAAGCTTAGAACGGAATATAAATATACGCCGTATGTTGAGATGATCAATAAGGATGATCCGATGAATCCACAAATACTTCCTAACAAGTTTATGACAAAAGCTATACAATGTATCAAGGAACACAATACTTTATCTGGGTTAGTTGTATTAGATCAAAAATCGATAGACATGTTTGGCGAGAAGATAAACAAACAGAAAGATAATGAAACTAAAATTGAACAAAAAATAGAGGTAAAACCACCTGATGACAATTCTGGGAAATCAGACTCAACACCAGAGCAACCAAAGGAATTGCCTACAGAAGATGCACCTCTGTTAAATTTTTAACAAGGAAAAAATGGAAAAGTTAAGACGAGTACTTTTGTTATGCTTTTCTATATTAATATTCTGTGGTGTTTCGGTACAAGCCATCACCAAAGAAGTCATAGAAGAGGTAAGAAAGTCGGTAGTATTACTATCGTTAAATAAATTAGAAAATCCATCAGTTGACACCCGTAATGCGTTGTGTTCTGGAACAGTCATCAATGAACAAGGTCATATATTGACTAATTTTCATTGTGTGTATGAACAGAAAACAATGAATATGTATTACTGGGATGAAGATGACTGGCGAGAATATAAAGTAAAAATAATTGGTAAAGATCCTCTGGCTGATTTAGCTTTACTTGAAGTAATCGGATTAAAAAGGAAAGTCCCTTACTTGAAGTTTGCTAAAGATGAGGACATACATTTAGGAGTAGAAGTTTTTGCTTTTGGTCATCCGATGGGAATGGCGTGGAGTTTATCAAAGGGTATCATTTCCAGTACTGAAAGATATGCAAGACATCCTTACATTAAGTCGATTCAAATAGATGCCGCAATTAATAAAGGAAATTCCGGCGGACCTGTAATTAATGAAGAGGGTAAAATTGTAGGAATTGCTTCATTACTTGTATCTAGAACAAATCAAAATGCAGGAGTTGGAATAGCAATTAGAGCCGATATTGCAAAAAAATCACTTGTTGAGATGTTAGCAACAGGGAAAGTAGAGCGCCCAGCACTAGGAGTTATGATTATTCCTTTGTTTGGAAAAGCTAACCAAAGAGATAAAATATTTAAGGATAATCCTAGTATAAATACATCAATCCCCAATACTTTCGGTTTGATGATAAGTGATAAAAATAAACCAGATAATCCACTACCTAAAGGATTACAAGCATGGGATACCATAATAGGTATTAATAATGTTGCTATCAATAATGATGTTGAATTTGCTGATGAGCTGGGAAAATATAAAATCGGTGATACTGTCAGTATCAATATTCTTAGAGATAAACGATTTATACAGGTAGACAATATTACTCTAAAAGTATTTCCTGTTCCAACGAAATTATTCTATGGAGATCGGCCGCAAAAAATACAGATACCGAACAAAAAGAAAAATTAGAGGCAGGAGATGGAAATATGCCAGTAAATATAGTCTGGGAAGATGGAGATGCTACAATATCTATATTATGTGATGGGTGTGATAAGGAATATGAAATTTTATCAAGAGATACTACAGGGTTAGAAATGTGTTCTTTTTGTGGACACTACCTTGAAGTAGATAGTGAAACAGGAGAAACTAATGAAACAGAAGAAGATAGCTGGGATTGATTATTCATTAACTTCACCTGCAATATGTGTATATAAGGAAGAAGATGGTTATGGATATTTTGATTTTGATAGGTGTGTGTTATATTATCTATCTAATAACGAAAAACAACAACAACTTTCCGCCAGGTGTGGGGTAAGTAATATTGTTGCTGAACGTTATCCTGAATGGAATTGCGAAGAAGAGAGACATGAAAAACTCGCATCTTGGGCATATCGTATTGTTCAAGGTTGCGATGAAGTGTACCTTGAGGGATATGCTTTTGCTACTGCCGCACAAGCTGGTGTTCGTTCAATAGCAGAAAATACTGGACTATTAAAACACAAAATGTGGAAAAATAAAGTACCATTTAATAGTTTTCCCCCTACTGTTATTAAGAAATTTGCAACAGGTAAAGGTAATGCAAACAAAGAAGTGATGTATGAAGCATTCATGGCGGAACTTCTTACCCCCACAGACCTCAAAGAACGATTAACTCCCAAAGCAACAAAAGTAAAAAATCCAATTAGTGATCTTGTGGACGCCTATTTCATCGCAAAATATGGTGTAGAAGGAATATTATGATAATACCACCCAGAAACATAAAAGAACCTCTTGCTGGTGTACGTAGTAGTATGGGGGATAATGAATGCACTTTCGGTATAGAGGGTAATTTACGTGGTACACCTGCGATGGATAGGCTATGGGAATATATTTCAAAAGCAAAAAGCGAGAGTAAAATGCATAAAGATTTGGCTGGAAATATTTCTAAAAGTTTACTTTTAGATGATACAGATGATTGGTTTCTCGACAATGTACTGATTTCTTTAATTAAAGAATATAAGGATGAATATCCTTCACGTTTCGAAAGCCAATCTCTCACATTGAGTGGTAGTGATACTAATGTATTCTCCGGTAACGAGAACGCCCCTTTTGCTATTAGTACAATGTGGGTAAATTTTCAAAAACAACACGAATTTAATCCAGTACATCACCATACAGGAGTCTTTTCATTTAATATTTTCATGAAAATACCTTATGATTGGAAAGAACAATATGAATTACCTCATGTCAAAGCGAGTAATTCTCCAGCCGCCGGTAATTTTGAATTTTTATATACTGATGCATTAGGTAAGATTAATGGGTATGTTTACAGATTAGATCCTACTTGTGAAGGATTAATATTATTGTTTCCTGCAGAAATGAGACACGTGGTTTATCCTTTTTATGAAACAGAAGAAACTAGAATAACGATAAGTGGGAATATTGTATATGGCATCGTAGAAGTGGAAGTTCATCGAAATTAATGGTATAATATGACAGTCAAAATATTAGATAATTGTTGTAGTCCGGCTTATTTGGATTTTTTAAAATTAGTTGCAACTACTTCTGACAATTGGAATTTACAGTATCCAATGGGAGAAGAAATTCCTTTTGAAGAGAAATTTCTAAAACTAGACATTATCAATCATGGAATTCGGAATCCCTATTTAGCAGGACTCGCTATGGGATTGTTATTACAGATTCATGAAGCGGGTGGCCAAGATTTGTTTATTCCAGATCTTTATTTTTGTGGTATTTCAATAAAAGATAAACACACAATAGATAACATGCATACAGATTGGGGAAAAAAAGATAATTGTGTTAAAATTTTAGGAATTATTAATAGTGATTGGAAAGAAGAATGGGGTGGTGGATTTATTCATAATGGAACACACAATTATATCAAACCTACATCATTTTGCATTTTTGAACCATCAGAACCGCACTCTAACGACTTAATTCTTACAGATAAGAAAAGATTGGCAATTGATTTCACAGTAGAGAGGGGGGAGGGAATATTATGAAGTTGGGAGAATTAGACAGAATACCGCCAAAATATCTGATGTGGAAGCGTCCGGAAGCAGAGGACTTTGCTTTCGGCATAGAAACCAACTTAGCTGGTACACCGGCTATGGATAGGTTATGGGAATATATTTCAAAAGGAAAAGAAGAAAATAAGATTCGTGGGAGTGACATTTCAGCTGGAAATCTTTCTAAAAGTTTACATTTAGATGATACAGATGATTGGTTTTTTGACAATGTATTGATGTCTGCAATTGCAGAATATAAGAATGAATATCCTGTTCGTTGCTGTGAGCAAAACCTCACGATGATTGGTGCCGATCATAACATATTCTCCGGTAATGAGAAAGTCCCCTTTGTTCTTTCATCAATCTGGGTAAATTTTCAAAGACAACACGAATTTAATCCTATGCATAACCATACAGGACTATTTTCATTTGTGATTATGATGAAAATACCTTATGATTGGACAGAACAATATGAATTACCTCATGTCAGAGTAAGTCATTCTCCGTCCGCTGGTAATTTAGAATTTTTATATATTGATATAATGGGTAATATTAAAAGTCTTCCTTATAAATTAGATTCCAATTGTGAGGGGTTAATGTTGTTTTTTCCTGCGAGCACTCGACACTTAGTTTATCCTTTTTATGAGTGTGAAGAAGAAAGAATAACTATTTCAGGAAATATCGCGTATGGTATCTAAATCAGAATCCAATAGAAAATACTATCAGAAGAATAAGGATAGACTTGCTGAAAAGTGGAAGAATGATGAAAAGAGAAAAGCATATTTAAAAGAATATTACAAAAAGAATAAAGAAATTATTCTAGAACGAGCAAGAGAGTGGAATAAACGTAACAAAGAAGCACGAAAACTAATCATGGAACGTGAAAAAAGAGGCAAATTGAAACCCTTTTGGGAGGTTAAACCCACTAAATAGTATGAATATAGATAATTTTCAAGAACTTATTGATTTGACAGATTATCTTGCTGTGTCAAATGAATACCTCATCCGCAAATTTAAGGAAGGCGGTAACTACTTAATCATAGACACCTTTGGTGATTTCTTAATATTAGAAAGAGATGAAGTGGAATCCGTTACGAATATAATTTGGAATGACCTCTACGGTCCCATATCTGAAAAAATTCCACACATATTGAATTAATAAACACTTGACTTTATGCCTATGTCGTGGTATAATATAAGTAGAGAATAAAAAAAGGAGAAAACGTGGATATTGAAACTCTTGATATACCTACATCTCACACATTTTCGATGGAAAAGATATACCATTTTGTTTGTGGAGAATGTAAAAATTGGTGGAGTCATGCAACAGATATGGTTTATCGGCGTGGTCAAAATATGTCTTGTCCTCATTGTGGGGAGAAGAGAGGAATTGTTAAAAATGGTGTAGATGAAAATCCACGATGGGAAAGGGATGTTACATAGATGGCACAGAGAAGTTTATTCAAATATAGAAAAGATACAGTAGCAAAAAGAACTAGTATAGGAAAATCTAAGAACTCAAAACCAAAAGGAAAACATAAAAACCGAAGACACGGTTGGAAAAAATATAGAGGACAGGGAACGTAAGAAGAAACTAATGATGAAAATAATTGATAATTTTTTGTCCAAATCATATCATGAGAAAATATTAGAGCTCTTGTCTGGTCCGGATTTTGTGTGGGGGTATAACCACAGTATTTCCGGGTCATTGGAAGACAGAGGTGAAGCTGGTCAAAACCGAGTGCTTGAAACCCCACAGCTCAACGAATACGGATTTTCACATAGCCTCTGGCGAGAAAATCACGGGCCAGATAGTGGATATTCATCTTTTATAGAACCAATGTTGTATCAAATATTAGATGTTGCTAATT